CCCGGGTGCCGGGGTCGGGGGTCCATCCGTGCTGGGCGGCGAAGTCGTTTTCGATCTGAGATACGCGCGGCCCCAATGTGGCGAGAATCTCCGCGGCCCTTCGTTCCAGATCGGGTCGTCCGGTCCCGGTGATGGTTTCCAGATAACCTTGCCCATTGGGTTGCTTCCGCCAGTCGTTGGTGATGTAACCGCCGGTGGCAAAACCCGGCCTCAGCGTTGCGTCCTCTGGCAGATTAGCGGCGTTGACCGCCCGGTCAACGTGTTTCTGAAAATCGACATTTGTAACCCCGGACGCCTCGGGGTCGTTCCAAAACCGAAAGCCCCTCGGGGTCGCGATCGGGCTGAACCAGTCCGTGCCCGCGGCATTTTTCATGGTTTCGACCATGTTCTGCGCCTCACCGCTGGTCAGCGTCCGGCCGATGTCGACATCGACCAAATTGCTGTCGCCCGGCTTGAGCGAGGGGCGATATTGCGGGAAATGCCAGGCTGAAGCGTCCTGCCGCAACAACAGCCCACGGGTCGCCTCGCTCGCATTGAAGAGATCCTTGGTCGCCTCATCGGTGCCGGCCAGATAGCCGCCTTGCAATGGCGCCCCGGCGAGGCTCTGCGCCTGGCTGCCCGGCCGCACCGCCCCCTCGAATACCCCCGGACCCTGAAACGACGGCACGTTCGGCAACCCCATGTGGCGCGAGATCAGATCGTTGCCCTGATCGTCCTCGAGCACGGCGCGGATCGCATCGTGATAGGCCTGCTGGGTCGCGGGATCGGCCTGGTGATACTCGGGCAGGTTGCCGCTGGTCTGCCCGGGGGCGCTTTCCCAGCTCTGCTGGGCAACGCGGTTCTTCAGCGCACCGGCAAAATCGAGCGCCGCAGCACCGATCGGCGTCCCCTCGACCTGGGCCTTCTTGGCCGCCCACACCGCGGCCTGCACCTGTTCGGGGGTCCAGGTTTCGCCGGGGTTGCGGGCTTCGAGCTCGGTGGCCACGCGATCGGCCAAAATCCGCGTGAAATTGTGCTGCCCCACGGTCGGCGACCCGTCGTATTGAGCTGCCGTCTTGTTGCTGCCGAGCTCCGGCGGGTATTCCGCCGCGCGCATGTTCCAGACATCGTTGACAAAAGGATGACCCGCCGGATCGGGGTTCCATTCGAGGCTCAGCGCGGTGTGGAAGGGACCGGTCTTCTCGCCCGTCATCGGCGCACCCTGATAGAGCAGCGGCACCGCCCGCTGTCCGATCTCCAGCCCGCCACGCCCGCCGACGGCGAGCACCGGCTCGCCCACCATCGCCTGGTTCCACAAGGTCACCGCGTTGGCGGCGTTGCCCGCGACATCGGTACGCGGCGACGACACCGCCAAGGCCGCGGCAAACCGATCGGCCGCCTCGGGCTCGCCGGCCGCCTGCAGGATCGCCCGACCGCTGTTGGCGTACCACTCGCGCGCCGTCCGGCCGGTCTCGGCAAGATCGGAATAGCGGCCCACCAGCCCATTCATGTCGTCCATCGATTGAATGTGCGGCGGTGGCGACACCGGCTGCTTGGCACCGCTAAGCGGCAGCGGGTCGTCACCCGCCAGGTGCTGCGCGCGCAGATCCTCGGCGAATTGCGCGGCTCTGGCGGTGTCGCTGATCGGCGCGTCGAGCGCCGTACCGCGGCGTAATATCGCCGGGCCAGCCCCTAAGGCGCCACCCGGCACGGGACCCGCTATCGCCGAGGTCACGAACTCAGCCAAGGCCGGCAGGCGGCCGACGTACTCGCCGGTCTGCGGGTTGACGGTCAGGAACGGCTGGGCCGCGGTCTGCGGGCTCAAGAGTTCGGCCTGGCGCTGCAGCCCGGCCCGCGCGGCCCCGGTAAAGGCCTCGCCGATACCCTGCCCGGCCTCCTGCAGACCACGCCAGCTGCGCGCCAGATAGCTCTCCGGCCCCCCGGCAAAATTCTGCCAAGCGCTGCTGAGCACGCCGGCGAGCCCGTGTCCCTGATCCGGCATCGGCGCCGCCGGGTCCTGGTCGGCAAACGGGTCGTGGTCGACCGGGATCAGATCGACCATCGCCCCTCCTAATCGTGTTCCAGGCTCGTTCTCACGCCACCATCAGATATTTGCCCGGCCGCCGCGGATCCGGCACGTAGTGCCGCCCATCGGGCGCCAGGCGGGCCCCGGGAACCGGCGGGGGAATCGCCGGCACAGGACCTTGTGGTATGGGGGGTCTCCCGGGGCCGCCTGGCATGATGGGTGCCGACGGTCCCCCCGCCGTCGGCACCGGACGCGGTCCGCCGATCGGCGCGCGCCCCATCGCCGCCCCCATCCCGCCCAAGGCGGCAGCCATCCCGACCGGTCCGCCGGGCGGCTGCATCGGCGCCGGCACCATCATCGGCGGCGGCGGCGGCAGAGCCGGCAGGGGTTCGGGGAGCCCCGACATCAGTGCGAGGGTTGCAGGCGAAAAGTGCCGCGCCATGATCGCTCCCCGCAGCCGCAGGAGGTCGCGGGCAAACCGCGCCACGTCCTTTTGCGCTCGGGTGATGCGTCGGGTCGCGAATTGCGTCTTGAGCTGCTGGGCGCCCAAGGTCTCGGTTGGGTTGGTCTCGCCGCGCAGAATGTCGGCGATGCCGGTCGTCTGGTAGATGATCCGCAGGATGCGCTCGCGGGCGTCGTAGAGCTGGATCAGAACGCGGGCGATCTGCTCCACCGGCAGCCATTGGATCAGCCCGTTGAGCCCGCCCTTGTCGCCGGCGAACCCCGCCCAATCCTCGACCGGGATCAATTTGTTCTCGCTACCGTCGTCGACCAGCTGCTGCAACACCGCCTTTTCCGAGCCGGCATAGACGCCGGCGACCTTGAGCGCCCGCACCAGGCGGTCGATGCGGCTCGTCAGGTTGTCGAGCTCGACCGCCTGGTCCTGGTACTCGATATAGTCGGCGATCGGCACCCGCTGCTCGTTCGAGGTCGTCGCTCTCAGACACTGCGGCGACGGGAAAAAGCCCGGAACCTCCAGCGGGTCATCCTTCTCGTCGAGCACTCCGTCCTTGTAGCCCTTAGCCCACCACACGGCTTTCTTTTGCTTTTTGTCCCAAATTTCCCAAACAATCGCCTTTTTGAAAGCATCGGTCAGCGGACCCTGCTCGTAATCGGTGGTTTTTACTCCATGCGGCGTGTAATCGAGATTGCAGGCCTCGCCTTTTTCCTTGCCGAACCGGTCGACGAGCTCGCGCCGCGTCAAATAGCTGCGATAGGCCTTCCACCAGATCTCGGTCTCGGTTCTTGCCGGAGTTTCGCGGTAATCTTCCCAAAACACGTAGCGCAATGGCGCCCGCTCGGCGACCACCGGCTGAAAGGTCGGGATCTCGCCGTCCTCGTCGGGCTCGCCGTCGGGGTCGTCCTCGGGCTCGCCCAATTCGTACTCGTAGAACACCCGCGCCACCCCGCGGCCCGGCAACAGCCGGTCCTCGACCACCCCCTTCATCACGTCGTCGAGCTCCTCGACATCGTCCTCCCAGGCGAGTGCCCGTTCGAGGATATTGGCGCCCAAAGTAGCCGCCGGGTCGGCCGTGTCTTTGTGGCGGCGGGCGACATCGGGTTTAGGTATTCGCCCATATAAAACCGGCTTCAATACTTCAACATTACTCCATAAGATATTATATTTCGCGGTGCGGCCCTCGTTGGCGTCGCGCTCGTCGCGGTAGCGCTTGACGAGCTTGCGGCCGCGCTCGATCCAGTCGCGATCTTCCTTTTCGGCGAGGTCGAGCTCCATGTCCCAGAATTTCCAGACCGCCTGCGGGCCCTCGCCGAGATCGTCACGATCCTCGATCGCCGCGCCCGTGCCAAACGTCTGGTCTTCAGCCATCTAGATCCTTCCCGAGCGCCCGTCGAGCCGCAGGATCGCATCGCGCGTGGTGTGCTGCCATTGCCAGTCCATCGGCATTTGCACGCCCGCAACCATGGTCCGCGGATCCAATGGCATCGGCGTCAGCGCCGGTTTGGAGCCGGGCATCATCTCGTCGAGCATCCGCCCGATCAGACTGAACGCATCCACCTGATCGTCATACGTGCCCGCCGGAAACCGCAACAACTCATGCAGGAAATCTACCACCCAGGGTGCATTGCGCGGCAAATACACCTTGCCCATGCCGGTCCGGCCGCGGATCGCCTGGGCGCGCGCCGCCTTGTCGGTCGAGCTCGCGAATTGCCGGCGGACCGCATAGATCTTGCGCTCCAATTGGCGCTTGGTGATGAACGGGCCGACCGAATTCTTGATCTGGCCGGCCTCCTCGGCCCAGGTGATGGTTTTCCACCGCGCCATCATGTCCAAGAGCGGGTCGATCCACTGATCGGGCGAGACCTGGGCGCGGTAGAGGTCGAGCAGGTAGAGATCGGCGTTCGGATCGAGCCCAACGACCAGATGCACGGTGAAATCGCCGCCCGCCTGCTTGGTCGCGTAGTCCGAGGCGCCGTAGGTGCGCAATTGCTCGCGCGGCGGCGGCTGGTCGTACCATTTGAGCCAGTCTGACTTGAAATAATCACCCGATTCCGGCACCGGCCGCTGCATGTAGAGCGCCGACCAGTTGCGCACGTCACGCTGGGCGATAGCGATCATCTCGTCGGTGAACCATTCGGGCCAGAGTTTCTCGCCGGGGGCCCGGCCCAACGGATCATCGGCCTCGGCCAGCATCGGCAGGTTGACGATCTCCCACTGCTCGCCGCCGCTCTTGGCCTCTTCGAGCAGCCGGCCGGCGAGGTCGTCGTCGTGCCACCGGGTCATGATCAGGATGATCGCCGCCCCCGGTAACAACCGGGTCCAGAAATCCGACTTGTACCAGTCCCACACATGCTGTCGGACCGTCGCCGAATCGGCGTCGGCGCGGCCCTTGACCGGATCGTCGATGATGCCGAGCGCGCAGCGCCGCCCGGTGACGCTGGCGTCGACCCCGACCGCGAAATACTCGCCCCCGCGGGCGGTTTCCCAGCGGCCGGCGGCGCCGCTGTCGCCCGACAGCCCAAAGCCAAAGGTTTCGCGGAAGAGCGGACCGCCGACGATGTTGCGGACACGCCGGCCAAAGCGCTCGGCGAGCTCTTTGGAGTGCGAGGCGGCGATCACCGGCATCGCCGGGTGGTTGCCCATGAACCACGGCGGGAACAGCACGCTCGCATAGGTGCTTTTGGCCGAGCCTGGCGGCAAAAACAGCATCAGGCGCTTGATTTCGCCGCGCGCGACCGCTTCGAGCTTGGCAATGATCAGCTCGTGGTGCTTGGCGGGCTCGATATCCGGCATCGTCACCCGGATGAACTGCGTCAGCGAGGCCCGCGCCGCCGCGCGCGAGGCCTCGGCCTCGTC